TCATGCCCGGTATGCCTCCACCGTCACGCCGAGAAGCGCGAAGTCGTTGTTGTTCGCGTCCGTCCCGCCGATCCGCTGAACGAGCAGGGTCAGCGTCGTGTCGGTCTGGATGCTGACCGGACTGGTGGTCAGCGCCAGCGAGGCCGAGAGCTGGGTGGTGGTCGCCGCAGGCCCCGGGTAGTTCGCGGTCGTGTCGCCAATCTCCCTGCCCGTGGTCGGGTCGATCGCCGGCCCCATCGCCCACGCAGCAACGCGGATCGAGTAGTTGTTCGTGCTCGCCCCCGTCGATGTGTAGTAGAAGGTCGCGCGGAGATAGTGGTTGCGCCAGTTCTGGCGCACCGGGAGAGCCCACGCGTAGCCGGTCGTCGATCCGTCGGGAAACGTCTCGATCGGGTGCCGTCCAACGAGCCTCCCTGTCGTGGTCGAACCGTTTCCGCATCCAGCGAAGAGCCAGAGGCGATCGTAGACCTCGTCGGTGTAGGAGCCGAGGACCTGGCGGTCGACGTCGGCAGCGCCGATCCCGGTCTCCCCGAAGCGCAGCCCCTCGGGCATCAGCTAGCCCTCCCGACTTCTTGCCAGCGCACGTAGATGCCCTGGAAAGCGGTCGTCGCCGCGAGCGTGTACTGCGGGATGGAAACCGAGAACTGCCACCACGAGCCGTTCACCACGAACGGGAACCACTGCGCCTCGTCCGCGTCTGCCGAGGTGTAGGTCTCCGAGCGCACCCCCAGAACCATCCGCTGATCGTGAGCGGCGGTCGCCGTGATCGACATCGAGGGCCAGGAGCCACCGGCTCCAAGCTTCGCGGTCCACACCGGGAGGATCCCCGTCACCTGAATCGACGTCGGGCGCTCCGAGTCTTCGAGACCGAGCGTCTGACGCCGCGTGGTCAGCGTCGCGCTCAGCGTCGACGTGTCCGAGAACTCGCCGCGGTAGAGGCTCCCGGCCTTCACGCCGAAGAGCACCGTCCCGCGGAGGACGTGCGTGTCGTTGTTCGAGACGTTCGGCATCTGGCACAGGCTCGCCAGTGGGAGCGTCCCGGAGTAGCCGCTGCCGACGCTCCAGCGGTCCTCGCGGGGGTTGTAGAAGAGGCAGTCGTTGTGCGCCCAGGAGGACTGCCCGACCTTCTGGTACGACCAGACGATCAGGCCGGCGGCCGGGTCGTAGCTGCCGATGAGGACCTGGTCCTCGTCAGCGATCGAGGCGGGCATCGAGCGCGCCAGCGCGCCGCCGCTGAAGGCCGCATCGGTGAGATACCAGCCGACGACGTCGGCGCCGATCCGCTCCGGCATCGAGACGCCGTCGGTGACGTAGAAGGAGTCGCCGCCCCAGAAATAGACCTTCGAGTCACACGAGACGATCGACCGAGAGTAGGGGGTCCCGATGCTGCTGGTCAGGTCGCGCACGCGGAAGACCGTGGCGCCGCCGGTCCACTCGATGGCGTGGATCGAGCGCCGCTTGAAGACGAGCGCGAAGTCGCCGCCGACGAGACCAGTGATCTGCCCCGGGCACGAAACGATCCTCTGGTAGTCGGTCTGCGTCTGCCGGTCGCGCCCGAACGAGCGCGCGTTGTCGACGGCAGAGATCCAGATTTCGTCGTCGTAGTGCCCCGAGAGGTTGATCCCGGCGAGCATGAGCTGGTTCCTGAACGGGGCACAGAACCGAGCCTTCGGCTTGTCCGTCGAGGTGATGAGGTCGGCGAACGCCCCGGTGTTTCCCGCCCGGTACTGGACCGGGTCGATGTAGTTGGTGGCGACCACGTCGTTTCCCCACGAGCAGAACGACCAGGACCCGGGGTTGATCGCCCCACCCGAGTAGCCGCCGCCCTTCGAGATGTCGGTCACGACCAGGCGGCTCGCTTCGTAGAGCTTCGTCTTGCTGCCAACGAACGTCGTGGGGATGTCGCCGCGGTACGTCGTGACCGAGTCCGGGATCTGCATCTCGGCCCACGACACTTCGGCGCGGGACTCGGATGGCCCCTGGACCTCGGCCCACGAGACTTCGATCCGTCGGACCTCGGGGACGGCGAACTCGAGCCAGTAGCATGCGACGTCGGGCTCGGCCGTGACGACCCGCAGGAACAGGTCGGTGTAATCGGTGATCGAGTTCGCCTCGGCGGCCGTGAGCGTGTAGCTGTAGGTCGTCGGGAGCGTCGAAAGGGTCGCCGACGGCAGCGCCGCGATCAGCGAGGACCCCTGGTAGAGGTAGACGTTGCAGGACGCGGACGCGGTCGAGAGCTTGCCAAGCCGGGCGCGCAGGATGTGGTCGCCGGAGCAGAGCGGATCGCTGACGTCCGAGAGCGAGAGGTAGACGTCGAAACCCGGCTGCATGACGCTGCCGTAGAAGTAGTCGGAATCCGATGCGCTGGCCTCGTCGACCGCCTCGTAGAGCGTCGCCTCGGTCGAGAGCGGGAGCGTCCCTGTGTAGCTGTCGTCGCCGTCCGGCCGAGCGTACTGGAAGACGGTGCTCGTCGCCTCGGCCGGGAACGACGCCTCGAACTCCATCGAGAGGGCCGCGAGGTCGGTCGACTCGTCGACCACGAACCCAGACGACTGCGTCGCGAACGTGGTGGCAGCGGACGCGTGGGTGTTCTCGGCGATCAGCGTGGGGCCATGCTTCAGCCGGGCGACCAGCTTCGCGCCAGCGTTCGCCCCGCGGTAGCGGTAGCGCCAGGTGTACCCCGCCCACGGCTGGACGCTCGCGATGGCGCCGAAGGTCGCGACGTAGGAATCGCTCGATCCTCCGACCGACAGCGCCTTGCTCTTCGCGTAGTCGCCGTCTCCCGCGCTCGTCTCGTCGATCGTGGCGTAGAGCGAGGATCCCGATCCTCCGTTGGTGAGCCAGCCGCCGATTGACGAGTCCGCAGTCGGCCGGGCGTACTGCGCCGATCCCGGCACGGTCGCGATGAACTTGAAGATCAGGTTGTTCAGGTTCCCGATGGAGGCGATCTCTGGACCCGAGAGCGCGTACTCGGCCGTCGTCCAGTCGGGGACCGCCGAGGCCCCGCTGGCCGTCAGCGTGGCACGGGTGGTCGCGAGCCCCTCGAGCAGCTTGAAGTCGAGCGTCCACGCGCCAGTCGTGACGGGGATCCGGTAGCGGAAGCGGATGTAGTAGTTTACCGCCGCGCCTCCGCCCGCGGGGTTCGTGACGTTGACGTAGAACGCCGCGGAGCTTGGGGCGTTCCCGGCCACGATGTAGTCCGACTCGCTCGGCGACTCCTCGTCGATGAAGGTGTAGAGGTCGTGGGCCGCCCCGGTCTTCGAGCACCACGCGGACCCGGGAATGTCTCCCTTAGGCCGGAGGAACTCGAGCGCCTTCGCCTGCTGGTAGACGTGGGTGTAGGCGCCCAGGCACGAGTCGTCGGCCACCGAGCAAAGGCGATTGATCCCCTGCAACGCTCGCCATCCGCCGTGGATCGGCAGGACGTTGCTCGCGACCGAGAGGCCGGGACCGTAGTCCCCGCCGTCGGGCTGGAACGCCGAGAACGGGATGAAGGTGATCGGCACGTCAGGCTCCGCCGAAGGTCCAGGCCGCCTGCACGCCGCGCAGCTTCTTCATGTGCCACTCGTTCTCGAGGGTCTCGAGCTCGGCCTGGAACAGACCGAGCGCCATCTGCGCGGCCTCGGCGTCCTTGGCGAGCGTGAGGTGGTAATTGTAGAGCACCGCGTTCATCAGCGCCGTCTCGCCGCGGTCGAACCACGGGTTGGTGTGGGTGGTCGACGCATCGGTGATGAGGTCTCCGGTCGCGGTGTCGCGCGTCGCGTCCTTGAAGTAGTCGCCTTTGATCGTGACGACCGTCCGCGGCACCGGGGCGAAAATGAGCTTCTGGTGGTGCCACGCCCACGCCGCGAGGATCTCCCCCTCCTCGTAGGGGCCGAACTCCTCGCGAATCACCGCGATCGGCGCCGGACCGGGGATCAGGATGTTCTGCGCGTTGACACCCGAGCCGATCTGGACATAGACGGTGTCGAACTCCATCGCCGCCGGGGGGAACCCGGACGCCGTGGAGTCGTACTCGGCCTGTCCAGCCACCGTCGAGAAAGAGAAGCTGTCCTCCATCATCAGCGTCCGCTTGTGGCTCAGGCTCTTCAACCACGAGACGGTCGCTTGCTTGATGAACGGGGTCGTCCGGAGGTTCTTGTTGTTGACCCGGTCTTCGCACTTCACGATGAACTCCGCGAAGGTGCTCATTCGACCCCTCCAGGAGAGAACAGAAGCCGGCGACGGTCCCCTCGGCAGAGGAGAACCAGGAGGACCTCGGAAACCGCCGCCGGCCGACTACCCATGGCGTCAGCGCCAGATGGCGAGGAGCACCATCGTCGGGGTGGCGGCGGCGTTCCGCGCCGTGTTGACGTAGGTCCCGATGATGCCGACGTTGTCGGCGTCGCTCGGGACCTGCGGGAGCGTCGGGAGGAGCACCCACGTCACGGTCGTGATGGCCGTGGCGAAGGCGGTCCCGGCGTTGTAGAGGATGGTGTCCGTCGCGGTCCCGTTCTTGTCGACGGTCCGGAGGATGATGTCCATGTCGAGCACGCCGGTGCCGGAGTCGCCGTCGCCGCAGGTGAAGGCGAGCGCGACGAGCTTCTTGCCGTACCGGACCGGGATGAGCCCGACGAAGTCGCCGGCATCGTCCAGGGACGTGTCGGCGTAGGTGTAGGAGACGATGTCGCAGTCGTCGCCGAAGGGCGAGGAGATCGGGCGCCCGGTTGCCGGGGCCGACGAGCTCGCGCTGGCGAAGAGCGAGGAGTAGACGCTGGTTGCGGCCATGATCGCGCTCCTTAGACCGCGCTGTAGTGGACGACCCGGAACGAGCTCCAGGACGTGCCGTTGACGATCGTGCGCTTGAAGCCGCGCACCGTGTCGGTGAGGATCGAGAGCCGGCGGTGAACCACGTGCTCGGAGTAGCCGAGATGATCGCCGTCGGAGAAGCTCTCGCCGTACATCCAGTGACCGGCCCGGGCGCCGAAGAAGGCGGCGCAACGGGTGTTCGCCTGCGCGGCGCCCGTGGTGATGCCCTGCGGGGCGAAGTCGGAGCGCAGCACGAGGGTCTTGCCGTAGATGAACCCTTCTCCGGTGATGAGCGGGCTCATCGACAGGTCGAGACCGCCCTGGATGGCGGCCTTCGAGAGGTCGTACATGTCGCTCCCGGTGCTGTTCTCCTTGATCTGCTGGAAGCCCGTCCCGTGGCAGATCAGGATGTACAGCGGGCCGAAAGGCGTGTCGGCCGGGACCATCGGCCAGTCGACCCACGCGGTCGAGGTGGCGCGCGTGACGAGGTCGTCGATCACGTGGGTGTCGAGCACCGACGTGGCGTCACCGGCGACCTGCGCGTCCGTGGTGTTGGCGCCCGAGCCGTCCGGGCAGTAGTAGATGTGGTTTGCGTCCTGAGCGGTCACGATGTTGCCGCCCGAGAAGCCGTAGTCGGTGTAGCCGGTGTTGACCAGCGTGTTGCCGACGAGCTGGTTGAAGACGGTGCGCTCGTCGAGGTACGCCCACTGAAGGGCGAGACGCGAGAGCACCTGCGCCTTGCGGTCGAAGTCCACGAGCCCCTGCTCGAGGATGTAGTTCTCGACCTTGCCGTCGTACTTGAGGTAGCGCAGCGCGACCGAGTCCTCGTACTCGGCTTCGGTCGACTCGCTGCCGACGGTGGGGTCTCCGGCGCCCTTCGGCGCCTCGTTCCGGTTGGCCGCCGTGAAGCGGATGTTGAAGGTGCTGCCGCGCGTCGCGCCGGCACGATCCTCGAGCACGAACGCCGAGGTGTCTTCGGTGCCGACGAATGCGCTGAGTGGGGTGCTGAGCTCGGCCTCGAGAATCAGACCGGCCTTGGCCTTGGTCAGATTCAGTGCCGAGCCGTAACCGATGTCGCTCATCCGGGTGGTCCTCCGTGAGGGACTGCTCCCTGTCGCGGAGGCGTTTTAGGTGCCTCTGAACCGCTCGGCCTTTTCGAGCCTCGGCCGGTGTGGCGCTCGGGTTTCCCGCCCCGGAGGCGGCCGCGATCAGCTCGCGGTGGGCGCTCGGCGCGCGATCGGCGCCGGAGATTGGTGCAGCTATCGTAGCGCTACGCGCCGTCCGAGAGAAGTGCCCTCAGGCGCGCGCGTGCGTTCGGTGCCTTGATCCCCTCGCGAGCCATCGCCTCTCGGACCTCGGCGACGGTGACTCGGTCCTTCCCGCGGAGCGACGCGATCCCGCCGCCGGCCGTCTTGCCGACCCCGCCCTGCGAAAGCGAGCCGGCGAGACCGGAGCGGGCCGCCTTCTCGAGGGCCTGGGTCTCCTCGCGCCGCGCTGCCGTCGGCGCCGGCTTGCGTTCCGGAACCGGTCCGGCGGGAGCCTGAGCGCCGATTCCCTCGGCGCGGATCGCCGAATCGACGTAGGCCGCCGGGTTGAAGCCGTGTTGCAGGGCCATCACCACCATGCCGTTCAAGTGCATGCCGACCAAGGCGTTCGCTGCCGGGACGTTCCCGCTCGGCTGGTCCGGGTAGCCCATCGCGCGGAAGCGCTGGAGCAGCGTCTTCGCGTAGACGTCGAGGCGCTCCTGATACCCCTGGCCCTGCGGCGAAGCCGCGTAGAGTTCCTCGGCCACCTCCATCGTCTCGCGACGCTCGTCGAGTGCAGCGAAGAACTGCTCTTGCTGCGCCGCCTGGCGCTGCTCCTGCTGGCGCCGATCCTCCTGGCTCTCGAAGAGCTTCGTCAGCGGCGAGAGACGCTCCTCGATCGCCTTGACGGACTGGCGGTCGCGCCACAGATACCAGGAGCGCGGGTCCTGGTCGAAGTCCGGCTCCGGGTCTTCGACCTTGGCCGGCGCTGCGGCGGCGGCGGGATCGTCGCGCGAGGTCAGAACGCTCCGGCCGAACTCTCGCCATTCCTCGTTCTCCTGGCGCAGCCGCTCGAGCTCGCGCTTGCGGGAGATGCGGTCGCGGATCGCCTGCTGCGTGCGGAGGTGGACATCCTCCGCCGACTGGTCTCCCTGCCCGGAGCCGCCCGACGCGGGCGCCTTGCCCGGCTGCGCCGGCCCAGCGGGAGAGGACGACGGGGAGAGCGACTCGGCGAGCTTCGGATCGCCCCCGAACCGCTCGATCACCTTCGCGTTCCGCGAGTCGGTGGCCTGATCGACGGACTGTCCCGACGAGCTCTGCTCCGGGGGAGCGGCTGCCGGGGTGAGTTCTGGTTCCATGCTCTCGGTCTCCTCTGTGGGTTACGCCTGCGGGGGCGCCTGTCCGCCCCCTTGCTGCGCCTGGATCTGCTGCATCACCTGGCCGACGATATCGGCCGCCTGGTCGGGGGGCATCCCGAGCAGGGCATTCATCACGCCCTCGCCCGTCTTCATCGCCTCGAGCTGCTTCGCCGCACCCTCGTAGGTGTCGCCGAGGATCTTCGCCTGGTCGCCTGGGAGCGGCATGTTCTTGAGGAGCACCATGAGCAGCGGGCTGATGTCGAGCCCGGCGCCCTTGATCGTCTCCGCGAGCTCCTTGAATACCCCCTGCTCGAGGATCTTGTAGACCGCCTGCCGGCTGGTCGGGCTCGCCTGGCCGACGTCGACGGCGACGTTGAACTCGAGCGGGTCGACCATCTTCAGGATGGCCCCGGGGGTGAGCGGCATGCCCCGCTCGTCAAGGATCGGCTGGTCCGTCTCCTCGTCCCAGAGCATGCCCTTGAAGTCCCGCGGGTTCACGGTGCCGATCATCTTGTCGAGCGTCGACACCGGGAGCAGCTTCAGCATCATCTCGAGCCGCAGGCGGCCAGCGCGTATCCGGTAGAGCGTGAACGGGTCGATGGCCGGGTTGAGCATGACCATCGACTGGCTCTGCATGTTGCTGATGAGCACGTTCGACCGCTCGGTCTGCATCGTACCCTTCAGCGCGTCGGTCACGCCCGTGATGTAGCTGAACATCGAGATCAGGACGTCGAGGAACCGTTCGAATCCCTGCATCCCCTGGCCGACCGGCTTCTCCTTGATGCGCCCAGCCGTGACGGCGTCGTTCGCGACGACGTGCCACATCCCGGGGATCGACTGCTCCGCCTGGAACGCCTCCAGGGAGCCGAGCACCGCCCCCTTCTCGATGAACCCTCCGCCCTTCGAGTTGCGGCCGAGGATGTCGATCTGCACGCCGAGTGTGCGGTTCAGGTACATCTGAGCCCCGAGCACCACCTCCGCCACGCCGAAGAAGCGGACGCGCTCCTCGGTGACGTTCTTGTGGCGGAAACACGTGATGGCCTCGTAGGGGAACCCGGAGATTTCGAGCTCGTTGTGTTCCAGGACGACGCCGTCCCCGGGCTTCGCCGAGTCGCCGAGGATGAAAGCGCGGAACACCTTTTCGCGCGGGTAGCGGAAGCTCACCTCGATCTCGAGCGGCTCCGGCGGCTGCGGCAGCATCTCGTGGGGAGGCGGAGGCGTCCCCGGGGGAGCGTCGACCACCGCGAGCGCCGCGGTCGCGGCCTGCTGCTGGAACTCGGCGGAGGCCACGCGGAACGAGTCCTCGAGCTCCGCACGGCGCGCGGCGAGGGCCTCGAGGTCGGTGTCCATCTCCTCGCCCGTCTCCGGATCGGTCCAGACGACGTGCGGCACGTAGCGCTTGTAGCAGAAGTCGTAGACCAGGACGCGCGATCGGCGGCCCGGGTTCTTGATCTTGGACCACTTCCCGCGCTCGGACGCCATCGGGGCCGAGGTAGGGATGAGCCCGAGGTTCACCTTCGTCCCGACGTCGTTCGCCTTGTCGGGCCAGCGCGCCTGGATCTCCTCAAGGATCCACCCGCGGCGCCGGATGAAGTAGCGGCCGTCGACGAGGCAGTCGTCCGTTGCGTCCGGGTCCGGGAAGCACTCCCACGGCTGCACATGAACCGTGCGGACCTGCGCCGGCCGCTTCGACAGGTCCAGGAACGTCTCGGTGAAGCCGTAGCCGCAGACCAGGTCGTCCGTGAAGCCATCGCTCTCGTGGCGGTAGCCGTCGCTCTTCGCCATGGCGGCACGGTTGAGGCGGGTCCCCCACTCGGCTTGCACGGCGTCTTCGGCCTCGAGCCCCGTGCCGCGGAAGACGGCCTCCTTCCGGTCCGCCTGGTCTCCGCCGACGACCGCGTTGATGGTCCCGAGCATCAGGTTGTAGTCGATAGGGGGGCGCTTCGTGCGCTGAAGGTTGCTCTTGTCGGCGTCAGAAAGGGTTTCGCCAGCGTAGGCGTCGAAAAGGCGCTTCGCCTTCTCCCAAATCGGATTGAACCAGGATTGCGAGTCCTTCAGGCAGTCCCAGAAGAAGTCCGTCAGCTCTTTGTCGTTGAGCGCCTTGCCGAATTCCGGCTCGGAGGTGAGGCTCTTCACGGTGTTGTCTGCCACCTACCACCCCCACCCGCTGACTGCGTTCGCCTCTTCGAGGCGCGAGGATTCGTGCGACCCCATGAGGGACGCCGGATCGGCCGGGACCTCCTCCGGGTACGGGAGGAGCGACTTCACTTCTGGCTGCTCGGCCCAGGCGTCGCAGTCGAGCGCGTCGTCGTGGACCACGGACCCCGGGACGGGCGTCCACTTCGAGAATTCGTCCTCGACGAACTGGCGATAAGTGTCCCGCGAGTCGTGGACCTCAGCGCGCGGCGTCACCAGCGTCGTGTCGCGCGTCGTCGCGCGAATCGCGTCGATGTAGCGCGGCCCGCTCCCGTGACCGAAGCCGGCGGACGGGTTCCACACGTCGCCGCGGCGGTAGGCGGGCTGGAGCAGCGAGATCCGACTCTCCTTCGGCCGCTTGATCGCCGGCAGCTTGCGGATCTCGAACCGGTAGGAGCGAGTCTCCTGCTCCTTCTCGACGGTTCCCTTGATGCCCGACCCGGCGTACTCCTCGATCCAGGTAGTCGTCGGCCGCCAGAGGCGCACGAGCGAGAAGATCAGGTCGAGAGCATCGGGGAGCTGGAGCCTCTCGCGCCAAAGGTCGATGTTGTAGCGCCGGCCGTCGGCGCCGAGCCCGATGATCCGGAAGACCCAGAAGTCCGATCGGCTGCTCGGGTCCAGGCCGGCGGGGTCGATGATGAGCTGGAGCACCTTGCCCTTCGCCTCTTCGCGCGGCGTCTTCGAGTATTCCTTGAGCCAGGCGAGGTCGAAGCCCTGGTCGCCCTTCGCGACCGGGTCCCCCTGCATCTGGCACGAGAACTCGTAAGGACCGAGCTTGCGGCGCCACTTCTCGAGGAACGCCCGGGACCGGAGCTGCGGCGTCCAGTCCTTCTCCGCGTCGGCGTTCGCCGACCACTTCAGGCCGGGGACCTTCGGCACGTAGGCGGGGCGGTACGAGCGGCGCGAGAAGAAGTCCCCCTCGCGCAGGAGACGCATGTTCGGGTCGTCGGCGTCCCACACCGTTCCGACCCAACGGGTGATCGTGTCGTCCTGGCCGAGGGCGACCGACTGGCGCATGCGCTTCTTCGTCTCCTCGATCTCCCGGACGCTCGCGACCGTCTTCTGGACCACGGCATCGTCGACGATGATCCGCCGGTAGTGGCCGCTGGTCGGCTGGTGGGTGATCGAGTGGATCGAGAACGTGGGCTCGCGCGGGCCGGGCGGCCGAAGCACGGTGATGCGGTCGCCGGTAAAAAGCGGGTAGGCCCGGACGTCAGAAGCGAACGTCTTGGGCCAGAGCTTCGGGAAATTCGGGTTCTTCCTGAGCTCGTCCGAGAACGAGGTGAAGATTTGCTCGCCGGCCTGGTCGACCTTGTGGGTGAGGATCGCCACCGTTAGCGTGGGGTCCTTCGCGAGCTCCCAGAGGCTGAGGTTCTTGGTGACGAGCTCGGTCTTGAAGAAGAAGCGCGCCCAGTTGTAGAACACGTCCTCGGCGCTGGCCTCCGCGTCGTCCTGCAATTCGCGGCAGCAGTCGAAGACGAAGGGCTCGTCGATCCACAGGCTCCCGCGGCGCGAGTGCCCGGGGTCCTTGATCTTGAACCGGCCGAACGACGTGACCCACTTGCAGAAAGCCCAGAAGTCCACCTCCACGAGGGAGCGCAGTCGGGAATGCGCTCGAGCCCGGTCGGTATCGCAACGGATCGTCTCCCACGCCTCGGTGTAGAGGGGGGAGTCGGGGCGAGACGGGAGCGACCAGGGGACGTCAGGCATCGGTCGCCGCCTCTTCGGTCTCCTTCGGCTGGAGCCCGCCAGCATGCCGCGCCGCGAGTTCGCCGAGCCAGGTGTCGTGCTCCCTCGAAACGTCGTGCTCGTTGACCTGAGGGTCTCCGCCACGCGATGCGCCGTCGGAGTCCCCGCGCCGGTAGCGCCCGACGTTCGCGACGAGGAACGCCCGCGCCGCCGTCACCTCGCCGGCTGCCCCGCCCTTCGCGATCGTGTCCTCGTTCTGGATCTTGAGCTCTTCCCACCAGTCTTCGTAGCGCTCGCTGAACTCCTTCGAGCTGCGGAGCCACCCCTTGACGGTGCGCCAGCGGACGTGCGCCTCGTTGCACGCCTCGATGCGGTCGTTCTTGGCGGCGAGCACGCGGAGAAAGCGGCGCTGATCCGACGAGAGGGTGCCGGGAGGCTCCTCGGCCGCGGTGCCCGGCTGCGGATCCGGGGCAACCGAGGAAGCCTCCTCGGCGGCGGGGGGTGTTGCGGCCGCCGGGGCGGAGGCGGTGGACTTCCCCTCCTGCGCCCCGACGATCGGACGCAGAAGGGCGAGGATCTCAGCCTCCCTCGCCTTCCACGTCGGGTTGTCCTTGCGGTAGTCCGTGAGGTGCTGACGAGATGGGACCCCAGCCATCCGGCGGATGGCAGAGCGGCGCATCGTCGCGCCGTGCTTCTCGAGCAGTTCGAGGTACTGCTCGTAGGATCCCGCGCTCATCGCTCGTCAGACCCACCGATCGCGCGGCGGGCGCGTGCGCATCGGCATGATCGCGCCGCGGCCGGCGTTGTTCCCCATCACGCCCTGAGCCCCGCCGCCGTTCATGCTGGCGTAGGCGCCCGGGACGTCGCCCATGTTCCCGCGGCCCGATCCGAACGCCGAGCCCGACCGAGCCATCATCGCCGCGCGGAGCGCCTCAATCTGGCGCGGGTCCTGGCCCTGCCCGTCCATCGGCATCGGGCCTCCTCCGCCAGCGTTCGGAGGAAGCATCGCCGGGCGCTGGTAGAGCTGCGCGAGGCTCCCGAGCGTCGGGGGTCCGCCGCCCATGGTCGCCGACTGCATTGGGTCGCCACCCGCCGGGGCGCCCCCCATCGCCATCAGCGGCGGACCGATCGGCTCGTTCTTCGGACCCTCGGCGCCGAACCCACCACCGGCGAAGGGAGCCGGAGCACCCTGCGGCGGGCCGCCCATGAATCCGGGGTCACGACGCGGGCGCCGGAACCCGAACGGGGCGGACGGGACTCCGGGGGCCGAGCCGGCGCCCGGGTCCGGTCCCACCTGGATCGGCGGGCCGAGCAGCCGAGGGTCACGCCCCCCGATCGGAGGGTCGATCCGCTGCGCCGGGTCCGTCTGCGGGGGCATCCGCTGGGGCGGGCTCTTGAACTGAGACCCTCCCCCCTTCTTCACGAGATCGCTCGCCTTGACCGAGGCTCGGCCAAGCGCTCCGGACGAGACCGGAGAGACCCCTGCCTTGTAGGCCATCGTCCTGCTCCTCCCTGGCCGGATCGGCCGTCAGCGCTTGCCCGTCTTCTTCGTGCCGGCCGCCGGCACCTTGCCGGCCGGGGGCGTCGTGCCCTTCTTCGGGAGGGAGCGCCCCTCCGGGAACCCCGGGAAGCTCGTGCCCACGTTCTTCATCGCCCTGCTCCTTTTCGTCCTCGTCGAGCCACCGATTGCTCCGCCGCCGCCGGGCCGCTCCCGACTTCTGGCCGGCGAGCCGTCGCTGCTCGATCGCTTTCTTGACCGCCTCGCCCGACACGTCTCGGGACTCGAATATCCCCTTCAGCGCGTGAAGGAGATCGAAGGGCATCTTCCCGCCAGCCGGCACGATCTCCGTGCGCTGCCGCCCCCCAGAAATCACCAAGCGGGGGTCGCGGTGGCTCGTGTCGAACCGGACCTCGTGCCGTGACCGCACCATCGCCACGGACTTCGGGGACGACAGGGCCATGAATCCGGCCAGGTGTTCGCCCCGCAGCGCGCCGCGGATCACCTTGCAGTGGATCCTCCCGGACGGCCCGACCAGAATGAACCGGTCGGCGTCCTTCCGCAGGTTGCGGATCTGCCAGGCGCTCATCCTCGCCCCCCGGACACCAGGACACCGCGCGGCGCCCGCCGACCCGGGACCACCTGCGGGAGGGTCGGCAGGACCAGCCCCGACTCGAGCTCCTTCACGACAGCTCGCGGGATCCGGACGAACACCAGCATGTCGCGCTTCTCCTGGTCCCCCCCACGAAGCGAGAGGACCGTCTCGTCGGGGACCTGGACGGTGATTGCGCCCGGCGCCCCGTTGCGCCCGCGGCGCATCTCGGTGACATTCGGCGTCACCGGGTAGAGCGAAACCCGGTCGACGTGGTGCTTGAGAGCCAGGCGGAGGGTGTGCAGAACGTTCATCCCTTGGCGACCCCCTCGCCGTACATCTGGCTCCTCGTCCCGGTGCGCGGGCAGATGGGATCGAGCGTCGGGCGCGGGGGGTGAGCTGGCGTCATGGATACCCCAGGACTGCTGCCCACTGCGCAGCCGCTTCGGCTGCCCCTGCGGCGCTGTAGTGGATTCCGTCCGTTGTCATCGTGGCTCCGTCGTCGGCTCCCTTGAGCCAGACGCGCTCGTCCATGCCCACGGCTGCGAACGCCGGACGTTCCGCGACCGCGGCAGCGATCCCGGCCGCCAGCGTGTCGTAGTCCGAGTCGGCGCCATCTCGCATCCACGGGCGAGCCACAAAGACCCGAGCCTGCGGAAAGCGAGCGTGGATCAGGTCGAAAAGCTGAACCCATTGCGACACCCAGAGCGCTTGACCATCGACAGTCAGAACGCCGGGGATTGTCGCCGCGTCGTTCACTCCGAAGTTGAGAAGCACCTCGCGCACTGCCCAATCCTCGGACGGCTGGCCCATCGCCATCAGGGAGGTGAACTGCGCAAGCGCCTGTGGCATGGTCAGGCCGCCGATAGCGTTGCGCGTCAGTACCCAGTCCTCGCCGGTTGCGAGCGTCAGCGTCGCATCCAGTGCTGGCTGCCACGGGTTCACCGCCGTGGCCGCGGTCTTGGAGTCGCCCATGCTGATTAGTCAAGGACTGAAGGACATCGTCCCGCACGTCGAGAAGAGCACGTTGTACTGCAGCGATCCCGTCGCACTCAGCGAGTTGTCGAACGTCGCGGTCGCTGTGTAAGTGGTGCTTGCGACGCTGCCACCGAAGGTGTCGCAGGCCGCAGCGCAGCCGGTCCCGTTGACCGTCTCTCCACTTTCGGTGGCCGTTCCCGTCACGGTTCCGTCGTCGTTGGTCACCGACCACGTTGCCGTTCCCGCGTGGACAGCAGTGTCCGTCGCATTGGTCACGAAGTAGCTGTAAGCGATCTCGACCGCGCAGCCGGTGTCCTGGGTGGCGAGCTGTACTGAGAAGAGGTTCACCGCCGAGGCGTCCGCCATGCTGTACGTCTTGCCGATTCCCTCCCGAAGCACCAGAGTGCCAGAGGCGTCGGGCACCCTGACGGTCCGGTCGGCGGTGGCATCCTCGCTCGTCAAGACCACCTCGTAGGCGTCGGCGGACGCACCTTCGAACTCGATCCCCTTGTTCGCCGAGTAGAACGACAGGTTCGATCCAAGCACGGACACGAAGCTGTCTGTGCTCAAGACCGAAAGGGCGTCGTTTCCGACGATTAGGTAGCCCATGCCGACAGAGCCGGCTTGAAAGGCAATGTTGTCCGAGAGGTACTCGTGTGTCCGAATGCTGATGCCTCCGGGGGCGGAAATCTGACCGCCATCGGTAGCAGTCACTGTCGAACACTGCAACTGCGTCGCGCTCGCGCCGTCGATTCGCGGGATGGAGTTGTCGGAGCAAGGCGACGCCGGACCGAAAGCAACCCCAGAGAACAGGTTCGCTTTGGTGATTTTCTTGTCCCGCGTCTCCCCAGACTTGCGAATCAGCAGCAGGTCCGCGTCGGCCGCCGACGTCGCCGCCGAGAGGTTCGGCAGGGTCGAGGATTGCCCGGAGGTGCCGCCAGGGACCAGCAGAAGCGCAACAACCGTGGCCACGATGATGAGTGCTCGGCGCATGTCAGTCCTCGTTCTCCAGAACGTCGCCCGTCGTCGTGTCGTCGATCTGCAGCTTGTCGCTGCCTGCGTCGTCGATCAGGTGATCCGAATCGGATGGGGGATCCAATGCCCCGGCCAGAATGAGGAGCAGTACGGTCGATCCGCTCACCGGTCAGCCCCCCATCGAGACTTCGATCGCCGATCCGTACAGCAACAACAGCGACGTGCTCGAGCTCAGCGGCATCCAGCCCTACTCCGCGAGCGCTACCCGGATCGTCCGGGCCGGGTCCTCGGCAGAAGCGCTCACGACCTGGAGGCAACGGAACGCCGCCAGCCGCGCCTGCATCTCCGCGGTCAGCGTCACCCACTTCCCCGTCGTCACCGTCAGAGCGTCCAGGGCCGCCCCAGAACCATCCACCGGGGCAACCAGCGTCCCGCCCGGGTCCTGCCCCACCAGGAACGTCACCGTCGCCCCGTCCCATGCGCTCGCCCCGAAGTAGAACGCCAGAAACTTCGCGTTCCCCTTGTCGAGCACCGACGAGGTCGTCTCCGTGGCGGCGATCGTGAGCGTCTCCAGCCGGTACATCGCCCTAACAGCCCTTCTTGCCCTTGCCCTTGCCGCTCTTCGCCATCGGGTGGCCTCCTGTTCTGTGGTCGGGTCGATCGAGCCGGACACCCAGCCCTGCGCGCACCGTGCGACGGAATCACCACGGCGTCAAGGGGATCACTGACTTTCTTGGGGGGTTTTTTCTGGGGTGGGGTGTGCGAGGACGGGATGCGCTGGACCGGGAGGCCGCCGCCGGACACCCCCCCCCCGTCGCCCAGCCTGGCGCCGCGGGTGTCGCTGTCGCGTGGCGCCGAGGGGGTCGACGTGGTGTAAGCCGTCGCTGTTGTCTGTACACGTGAGCTGTCATAATCACGCGATGCGTGCTAACCTACTGAGAACAAAGGGAAAGGCTAGTTTACCTAATGGTCGTTATCGGACGCTGCACTGCGGCATGTCCCCCTGAGAGGTCGTTCCGGAAATGCCCTGCGCGATCGCCCGGGCGGGTGTCGAGCTCCGGCGAGGGACGAAGCCCGACTGTTACCTTTCGACACGCACTGAGACATTTTGTCCCGCTCCGTTCTCCCGGTTGAAACGAAACGTTTCACGACCTCGGGATCCCGCGCCTGGTCGTCGATCGTCGCCGGCAGGACCCGCCGGAGCTTGTGTGTCTTTCTCGCGCGCACGGGTGCGTGAGCTGGTCTTCACGCCTGCCGTTCAGTCGTTCAGCTTGGGAGTCTCGAGGGAGACGGGCAGGAGGGGGTGCCGCTACTGTGGAGTCCGCACTAGTGTGGCAGTTTCTTGGTCATGCGCTGTCTTTCACTACACTGAGAGAGAGACACCAAGACCGAGAAGAGACTACACTCTCTCTCTCCCCTATCAATCCCCCCTATAATCCCCCCTTTCTTCCCCCTCTCTCTCGTAATTCGAGCTCACGTCTTCCCGGCGCCTGGTGCTCCTCTCGCCGCGCCTTGCTTCCCTCCCGGCGGATCGTCGCGACGCAAGTCGGGGGTCCCTTGACGGGTCGTCGATCGCCGCCGGAGGATCGTCGCGGGTCCGTGCGGGACCTTGGGCCGAGGGTTCCTGCCCCGATCCCCACCCAACAATGCGCCGATCCCCACCCGAAAAGGTGGCGTCACCCCGCTTGACACCCTCCGGGGATCCCGTGGCATACTGTGCGCACACCGCAGCTCGAGCGCGTCCCGCAACGGCGCGAACGGGCCTCAACCAAGGGAGACGGGATCCCATGACACTGCGCACCCTCACCTCTGCCGAGCGGTCGACGCTCGCGTCCGACGTCCGCCGGGAACTGCGGACCATCGCCCGCAGGCTCGACGATCGCAGCATCGACCCCGCGGAACGCGAAGGACTGCGCCGGCAGTACCACGGCTTGCAGGCCACGCACCGGGACCTCTGCACGATCCCCGGCGAGGTCGAGTAGAAACCACCATCACGCCACCCGCGGAACGCAACGCCGCGGGATGGCGCTACCAGGGAGACGGGCACAATGGGAACCAGGAAAGCACGTCCGAACGTCCAGCGCACCGCAGGAGTCGACGCCTACGACCGTATGCAGGCGTGGGGGTGGGAACTCGCCGCGAAGCTGGACGCGCGCGGGCCGGTGGCGAAGTCCGCCGCTCGCGTCGCCGCTGACCAGTGCAACAGCGCCGGAAAGGCTCGGGAGATCGCCTTGCGACTCGCGCGGGCGGGTGACGCTGACTGCGCCACGTGGCAGAGTCGAGCTCGCGAGCTCCAATCGCGAAACAGCCCCTACCAGTACGCCACCGCGGCATTCTCCGATGAGTCCCTGCGCGCGGAGTGCCGGGAGGCTCTTGTGACCGGGGCGGCGTATCCTCGCGGGTTCCGGTCGCCCCGCGACTTCGCCGCGGCACTCTACGCTGCCGGCGAGGCTCTCGAACGCGCGAGGGATGCGGCGAACCACGCGGGGCGACTCGAGCGCGAATGGTCGCCCCGCGTGAAGGAGAGCCTTGAGAGCCGGCAGGCGGACACCCGCAAGGCCGCCGCGGTTGTCGGCCAAGCTGCTCGGTGGATGATCCGACTCTGCGCCATGGCGCGCGAGCAGTCGCCGGGGTTCCAGGGCTGTCGCCTGCGGTGGCAACCCATCCTCGCGAAGCCGCTGACGCTGGCGCAGATCGAGGAGCACGCCGTCGGATTCTGGTGCGCTTACGACCCCGCCACGGCGCCGGCAGAGTCGGCCGACCTTGGCGACACCCCTGCCGAGGAGGCGACCGCCGCTCCTGCTCCGACTGTGGATCTGCCGGATGTCGCCCCGACTGTCGCCGCGGTGTCCGCTGCGGTCGCCGAGCTCGTCCCCGTGCGGACGTCGACCACGACGCGGGGCGGGACCTCCGCCGCCCTCCGGCGCATCCGGCAGGGACTCACGCCGCAGGAGCACGACCGCATGCGGCAGGAGCATCGCGCCAGCGCCGCCGCCCTGCCGTCCGCCACCCCGCCGCCGACCCCGCCCGCGAAGTCTACCGGCGCCGTCCGGAAGTCCCGCGAGACTCCGGAGCAGCGCGACGCCCGCATCGCGGCGTGGCGCGAGCAGAACGCGGAGGAGCGGGAGCGGCGCCGTCTCGCCGCGGCCGCGGAACGGGAGCAGCGCCGGGAAGATTGGCGCCGCGCGCATGCTCGGCCGGCGCTCCGGATCGTGCGCAGCGCTTAGGCCGCGCGGTGGGTGGGAGCCTCCGATCCCCGGATCGGGGGCTGTCGCAACCCGCGGGGCGCAACCCCCGCACTACACAGGGAGACGGGACATGCACACCGCCAACGCAACGCCAAGCATCACCCGCTGCTACGACTACCCGGACGGCAGGATCGTCTACGCCGTGCCGTGTCTCGGCGGCCACGACGTCAACCGGCACCGCAGCGAGCTGCTCGTCGAGATCATGCCGTCGCACGGGTGGCTCGCCGAGGCCAACACCGGCGATTGTCTCGTCGACCTCGGCGACACCGAGCTGATCGGGTGGGGCGACCTTGACGGCCCCGCGGTCGTCGTCACGATCGCCGGAGCTGGCTGGCAGGTCGCCATCCCCCGCACCGCCTACAACGCACTTGTCCAGATCCAGGCGCGCAAGGATCACTAGGTCCCGCGGTGGGGCGCTGCTCCCGAGCGATCGGGGGCAACGCCAACCCGCGGGGAACCGCGAAACGGCGCTACCAGCGCCAGCGAGGAGAACAGCATGAGCGAGACGACGCACACGCCCGGTCCGTGGCTCGTCACTGGCGGCAACGCAACGCCGTGCGTCAACGATTTGACCGGACGGGATGTCGCGTGGCCATCGCGTCGCAGGGGCTATCCGGCCATGGCCAACGCCCGCTTGATCGCCGCGGCGCCGGAGCTGCTGGACGCGTTGCGAGATGTGGTGTCCTACTACGTCGTGCGCATCGGCGGCAAGGTCGACACGCGCAGGGCTGCGGCGCTCGATCGCGCCCGCGCCGCCATCGCCAAGGCCGAAGGGCGATAGAATCCGTCCGCACAGAAAGAACCCCTCGCGCTGCGCAACCAGCCGAGGGGCGTGGGACCTTCCGCGGGTGACGGGATCGGCGGACTGTCCGCACAGGAGGATAGCATGGCACCGCCCAAGAAAGACAGGCCGTTGAACGGGCGGCTGTATTGCCGCGTCGAGCGGTGGGAACTTGACCGATGGGAACGGGCCTCGAGGCTTGCAGGAGTGCAAGGCCGTTCAGCGTGGATTCGGACGGCGCTTCACTTGGTCGCCGAGGAGGTCGAGCGGCTTTCCGGTGTCGAGCCAGCCGACTACCAGCGCCAGCCGGAAAATGATGCTTGACAGCGAGTCGAGCGAGGAGTAGCGTCGTCCGCACACAACAGAGGCCGTCCAGTAGCGAGCTGAACGGCCTCACCGGCGGATCGGATCGGAGGTCCGAACGTGCCAGTCACCAGCCAATCTAGACAGGAAACCCGGGGAGCGCAAGCCCCCACCCGCGAAGCTCGACGCGCCCTCGCCATCGCGACGCGGCGCCGCTACCTGATCCACCCCTCGCTGTCCACCCTGCGGCGCTCGGCCGAGCTGACCGCCGCTGAACTCGCCCCCGTCGTCGGGGCATAGAGGAGCACGCATGCCAACGGAAACGGCCGACAAGGCCAAGAAGCGCACCCCCTCCGACCTCGTCGCGTTCGAGGTCCCCCTCGCGGGAGAGATCCGCGAGGTGTCGAAGCTCACCGGGATCCCGTTCGCCACGATCCGCGCCCAGATCGCCGAGACCGGGCAGGCCGAGTTGACCCGCATGTTCTCGGGGAAGGTCCACGCCGCCGTCGTGCAGCGCCAGGCCCAGATCCTCCAGAACGCCGCCAAGACGAGCCTTGAGGCGGGGGCGACGCAGTGAGCGAGCCCATCACCACCACCGCGACGCCGGCTCCCGTCTGGGAGGTCCTGTCGGCCGAGGAGACCGCGCTCGCTCGCCGGGTCGAGGACTCGTTCCTCCGGCGCATGGAGTCGATCGAGAACGCCGAGGTCCTGTTCGAGAAGCGGACGCTCTTGCTCGAGAGCGCGCATCGCATCGCCCTGCGGCGCACCCGCCCGGAGGATTGGGTCCTGTTCAAGGACCGCTCCGGCGCGGAGACCGCGATGCTCACGGCGAGCGGCGCCGACCTCGTGGCCGACGTTTTCGGGATCCAGATCGCCAACATCCGGCCGCTGGATCACCGGGGGGTGTTCTCGCCGGAGAAGGAGCCCATCCCCGGGAAGACCGGGACCTACACGCTGCGCGCCTGGTGCGACGCGCGCAGCAGCATGACCGGCCGCGAGGTGCTGTCGCTGGAAGCCAGCCGGCGCAGCGACGAGGACTTCACGGGGCGCTCGGTCGACTCCGACGGCGCGCTGGTCACTCGCGGCGTCGGCGCCCTGGAGTCGGACCTCCGCGCGGCCGTGCAGACGCTCCTCCGCACGAAGGCGGTCCGCGTGCTCTGCGGCATGACGCGGGTGCCGGTGAGCGACCTCGCGGACGCCTGGAAGGGGACGAGCAAGGATGTCTCGAAGTGCCGGCGCGGCTCGGGCTACGGCTCGGGGCAACAGCGCGTCGCCGAGAACGTCGCCGAGGAGGGAGTGACGGCGAAGGCGGAGGCGCTCTGGAAGCGGATCCTCCAGGCCGTCGGCGGAGACGTCGAAGCCGCGGGTCAGGTGCTCCGCGAGATAACCTCCTACCCGGCCTACACCCGGAAGAGCGACGGGAAGGCCATGAACGGGTTCGCCGGGGTGAAGAGCTACAGCGAGCTCACCACGTCGAAGCACGTCGAGAACGCCACCAGGAAGCTCGAGAGCCACCCGCTGTTCAACCACGCCGAGCGCGAGCCGGGGGAGTGACGATGCAGACCGACGAGAAGACCTCCCCGCAGATGGCTTTCGAGGTCAACGTGCGGTCGTTCGACCTGAACGATCCGAACTGCGGGAAGTCCGTCCAGCTCCTCCGCGTCGTCCGTGACGAGGACCCGCGCGCCGCGATCATCGGCGCCTTCGCCGAGGAGGACTGCGCGGAGGTGAACGACTCGATCTGCTCGAGGCAGCGGCGTTCGAGCGCCCTGCCGGTCGACGTGCCGGATGGGTTCGTGCAGCGGATCCTCCGCAGGATGGTCGAAGACGGCAGGGTGCCGGTCGAGCCCACCGAGAAACCTGCCCCGGCGGCCGAGGCCCCATGATCGAGCCGTTCTCCCCCACCGCGGCGATCGAGTCCGCCTGGCGCGAGCACCTGAAAAGCTCGCGCCGTGGCGGATCCTCCGTCCGCGACTACTGCTACGCCAGCGCGCGGAGGGACTGCGTCCGCGCGATGGCACTCGACCTTCTCCACCCGGAGGACATGCCGGTGTGGACCGACGACCAGCTCGAGCGATTCGCCCGCGGGAACGAGCGCGAGTCTGCCGTGGTGACGCGGCTGTTGCAGATCGGACCGCGCTGCTCGCCCCCGTTCAAGGTGATCGAGGGGCAACGCCGGTTCGAGATCCGCGACCGCGACGGCGTGCTGCTGATCGTCGGGAAGATCGACGGCCGGCTGAGCTTCGAGGGGCGAACGGAGAAGCCGATCTTCGAGGTGAAGAGCGGCGACAGTTACCGCCGGGTCGAGACGATCGACGACCTCCAGCGTTCACCGTGGACCCGCCGGGCTGCGGATCAGCTCCTCTCGTATCTCCTCGCGGAGTCCGAGCCGGTGGGGCTCCTCGTGATCGACCGGCCGAGCATCCCGAAGATCCTCGAGTTCCGGCTGGAGGACCATCTCGACCGGGCGGAGGGGTTCCTGCGCGACGCCCGGGCAGCGATCGACGCGCGCTTCGGTCGGGCGCCGCTGCCGCCGTTCCACCAGGACAAGAGCGTATGCCGTCGCTGCGACCACTGCGGCAAGTCGTGCGCTCCGCCCATCGACTTCGGCCCCGGGCTGGCGCTCGTGACCGACGAGTCGCTGATCCTGGCGGCGGAGTCGCGCCTGAAGCATCAGGCCGCGGCGAAGGAGTTCGACGCCGCCGACGGCGAGCTGAAGCGGGCGCTCAAGGGGGTTCCTGAGGCGATCGTCGGACCCTACCTCGTGCAGGGAAACTGGCAGGCACGCAAGAAGACGGGCAAGGACGGCATCACCGTGGTCGATCCGGAAGGCGCCTGGATCACGCGGTTCACCCCCCATGGCGCCGACGACGAGGAGACCACCTCTTGAGCGAGCACCCCAGCATCAAGCCGACCCGCGTGGTGATCGAAGAGCCCCTCACCGACGAGGAGATCGCCGAGAAGGCCGCGAAGCTCTGCGGCCTCATGACCGAGATCGAGAAGGAGGAGGACGACCTGAAGGAGGTCAAGGACGCGGCGAAGGACCGCATCGGCCGGCTCACGAAGCGGCTCGAGACGCTGCGCCACGAGATCGAGACCAAGCGCGCGGAGAAGGAGGTCGACGCGTTCGAGTTCTTGAACATCGCGGACGGCAAGGCGTACGCCTACCGCAGCGAGGACGAGGCCATGAGCGCCGACGGGACGCCGATCCGCGTCCGCCCCATCACCTACGAGGAGCGCCAGGCCGTGATCCCGATGGGCGACGAGCAGGGCGCGCCGAGCGGCGGCGAGTCGGCGGGTGACGAAGCCTACGAGGCTGGCGCCTCGGCGAAGCTGCGCGGCGAGTTCCTGTCGGCGAACCCCTACGAGGTCGGGTCCTACGCGTTCGTCTCGTGGGAGAACGGCTACAACGAGGCCGAGCTGGCGCCGGGCGGTGCGTCGTGAGCGCCGCCAAGTGGGGCGGCGAGGAAATCTCCGGGCTCAGCGACGTGACGAAGCAGCTCGTGGTCGAGGGGCTGCGATCGCGCATCCCGACGGGGAGCGAGATCAGCATCTACTTCGCCCCGTATACGGGAGGGGACGAGATCAGGATCGACGTGTCGCCCACCTGGATGGACTTTCGTCGGGTGGAGAGTGCGGCTGACGCGGTGCGCGTGGCGGTCCAAGTCGAGCTCCGCGTGGTGTCGCGATACGAGGAGAGGATCGCTCGCTCCGAGAAGGCGATGCAGCACGCCAAGGTCGGGTCCGGCAAGCGGTCGCGAAAGCGGGCGAGATAGAGGCCGAGATGAACCCGTTTCTTGACGATTGGGACGAGCCGCTCGCCGAAGAGGTCGAGTCCTGGTGCGAGTTCCACCGGATCTCGTACCACGGAGAGCGGTGCCCGGGTTGCGTGAAGCACGAGCACGACGAGCGAGACGAGGAGATGGATCGCGACGAGCGCGACCGGGAGCGAGCCCATGGCGATTCGTAGGATCTGGCCCCTGACGGAGAAGTGCCCGTGCGGACGGACGTTCATCGGACCGCCGTCGGGAGTGAAGGCGACGGGGCAGTGCTGGAGGTGCAGGGCGGAGACGACCACGAATCTCGCCCCGTCCGACGAGTTCCTCATTGCGCTCCGCGGTGGCGCTGATCCGTCGATGTCGGCTCGAGCCATGGAAGCGGACATGATGCGCAGGCAGAACAGCGTCCGTTCGCCTTACTCGGAGCGCGTCTATCTCGACTGGAGCCGATGCCGATGATCCTCCCGGACTCCATGCCGAGCATCTTCACCGCCGAGGTCTGCGTGTTGCAGGACGCGGCGATTCAGTCACGCAAGGGGAGCACGCCCGAGGATTCGATCCGGGTGCTCCGCGACTACATCCGGGAGCGCTACGAGTGCGAGCTCGAGCGCCTCCCTTTCCCGTACTACTTGGAGGTTCTTCGATGGGCGAACTCGGAGGGTTCGTCGTCAATCTCGGGGGCGTCAAGGTGAGCGCTCCTCCCCCGATCCTCTCGATCTTCCGCCGGCCGATCTACTACCACCCGGCGCTTGCTCGGCTCGTCGGTGACGTTGCCGGGGCCGTGTTCCTCTCGGCGATAGCGTCGTACCAGGGCGAGATCGGCGAGGAGCAGTGGTGGAACCGAACATCGGCGCAGTGGGAGGCCGATACGGGTCTCTCCCTTGCCCAACAGACGCGCATCCGGGAGCGCCTGCGGTCCCTGGAGGTCCTGGAAGAGCGCCCCGGTGTGGGCCAAGTTCCCCTCTCGCGCGTCAACGTGTCGCGTCTGATGTCCCTGGTGGCGCCGCAGCCGTCCGCCGCCGCTCCGCTCGCCGCGGGCGCCAGCGCCGAGACGGAGAAGAAGCGCTCAGGGTTCGTCCCCGAGGATGCGATCCTGCCGTTCGGTCTCCAGCATGCCGAGTTCGAGGCCGCTTGGCGGGACTGGTGCAAGGACCGGAGGGAGCGCCGCCGGCCGCTCACTCAGCTCGCGGTGAAGATGCAGCTCGCGCAGCTCGACGGCATCGCCACGCGGCACGGGTGGCAGGCTGCGGTCGAGGCGGTCCGGAAGTCCATCGAGCGGGGGTGGCAGACGTTCTACGAGCCGAGGGTGGATGGGTCGCCAGGAGCTGCGGACCAGGCCCCGCGGAGCGGCGAGGTCCCCACCGTCACGCGCGGCGCTGTCGAGTTCGCCCGCCGTCGCCTCATCGAGTCCGCGTTCCAGGACGCAAGCTCCGGCCGGATCTCCCAGGCGAAGCTCGACCAGGTCCTCGAAGCGGCGAAGAGCGCCGACACGATGATGGCGGTCGACATGATCGGGCGCGACATCCCGTCGTGGTCGCAGGGAGGCGCTCGGTGAGCGACGAAACCAAGACTCGGGACGAAGAAGACGACAGCGGGCGTGGAGGAAAAGTAATGATCGACTCCGACATCCGGGATGGGTTCGCTCCCAACTTCCTCTTCCTTCGCTCGTGCGGTCCGGATGGCGAATCGCGCGGCGGATTCCGCTGGCCGACCGAACCAGGCGCCATGGTTGTAGCGCCCGACTGGAATCCGGAGCCAATTTGCGGATTCGGGCTGCACGGTCTCGCCTACGGCCTGGGCGATTGGGCGCTCATGCGATCGCCAGGAGATCCAACGGCGCTTTGGCTCGTCTGCGAGGCGATGCTGTCCGAGCGCGTTGATCTTGGAGACAAGATCAAGGTGCCGCGTTGTCGGGTCGTCTACGCCGGGACTTTCGGTGGCGCGATGGAGCGCATCACTCCGGCGCAATCGGCGGAGGTGATTCGTCGCTCCAGCGGCAGCGCGAGCGCCACGGGCCACAGCGGCAGCGCGAGCGCCACGGGCGACAGCGGCAGCGCGAGCGCCACGGGCGACAGCGGCTCGGCGTCGGCCACGGGCTATAGAGGCTCGGCGTCGGCCACGGGCTATAGAGGCTCGGCGTCGGCCACGGGCGACAGAGGCTCGGCGTCGGCCACGGGCT